ATACTAGGAACCAGCATAGCTGTGATCACGGTGCCTACGATGGATTCAGAGAACACATATTCTCCCGCCGTATTGCAAGTTAGTCCTTGATTAGAATTGACAGACCAAGGTTGTGCTGTGCCTCCAACAACAACTGTCCCAGTAAATGGGAACGGGTTGCTAACAGAGGAAGTCGTGATACGAGTGGTCAGTGCGACTCCATGAGATGGCTTGTCAAGCTCAACTTCATATTCTACATAAAGCTCACCAATCATGTTGGCTGTGCTATACGCAGAAGAGATGACGAGTTGACCAATATCATAAGTCTTCAGATCCGTATTGGCCACCGCGCCTTGACGGGTGTACCTCCACGTGTCATCACACTGAACAACTAGATCAGATTGTAAGAATGCATTGGATTCAATATTAGGGACTGTTTGCGCTTGCTCGTATTTGCTAACCGGCGCAGCGTCCAAGGTGTCAAAGTCAAAAGACATCATAACGACACCAACTTGCGTCGTGGCACAGACGGGTCGATAGTGGAAGCTAAGCTTTCGAAATCGATATTTGTCGTAGCTACGAGCTAGCTTGGACGCCCAAGGAAACACGTTGGCCATGCCAGGGTTGACTTGTAGAGCCGTAGCCCCATAGGTCGTCACTCCTGAGAGTGACAACACAAGTCCCTTATGCTTTAGAACGGTTGTGCCCTTACGTGAGGATATACGAGAAGCTTTTAGCTTCGTAGAATGCGCATAGGCTGCTGGCATGAATTTGCTTTGGTTGGTAGCGGACGCCATGCTCGAGCGTTCCTTTGCACGCATTGTTGGCGTGCTCTTGGTTGGTTGTGAAGTTTTTGCTGCAGCAATAGTGGCCTTCTCAAAAGCCACTGCCTTAGCAATGAAGTTGTTGTGGGCTTTCATAGCTTTACTCGTCATTTTTGGGTGTTGTTTTGGGTTTGGAATAATACCTATTGCCCGGGCTATTCCTTGGACTCCCACGAGTACGCCAGCAACCATCCTCTTTGGGTTGCCAGACAACGTGTTCTCCAAGCTGAATGCTCTGTCAGCTGCAATCAAATCGTCCTGTCTAGCATATGCAGCATCATGCTGCTTGCAGGATTCATCAAAAGCATCAATTGCATCAACGTCAGATTCAACTGACGGTTGGTGACGACCGGCTGACCAATTTGGGCCACAGTAATTTCCGTGATATCTCATTAGAATGGGCTAGTGTTAATGTCTGTAAGATTATCAACATACTCGCAACCTCCGAAGCGAAGGTCAAGCGCCTTGTAATATTGTTCCAGTGCAACTTGTTCATCTGGTGTCACATCAAAGGCCTTGTAAAATGAGACTCTAGTTGATGCGTCAACCGTCTCAAATTTTGCTTCCATTCCAATTCGCAAAAAGTTGGCACCAGACTGCATTTGAAGACTATTGCCAATATTACTCTTTACGCCCCTACGCATAAGTGCACTGTAATACTCTTGCACTACAGGCACACCACTCGCCAAGGCAAGGCCACATTCGCCTACTGCTCCCAGCCACTTCCCATAAGTTGTGGACTGGGATATATTCAGCAAAGCCATGCTATCTTTTTCCCTAGCGCTGTTGAAATTTCGCACCATACGCCACTGACCTGCCACGCACACTGGGTGCATTTGGCAAAATTCGATCAACTCGAATGTATCAACCGCGGCTTCGGATGTCATGCGGAACCCCATTTCCAAAAACCAAGCATTCAGCCCCGTCATAAACGTTGATTGATATTGCCTCTCCATAATAACTACACAGTCATCCCCATTGTTAACCAGTTCAATTTTGACGCCGACGTGTTCGGCGTACGCATATACGAGTGCACACATAATAAGACAATTGCCAAGAGCTGTGTTCATATCCCCGCTGAACCTCCTCCCTTTGACTTTGTACTTGAGCTTGCCATCGAAGGCATATGCAGATCCCTTATTGTTGAGTTGCCAAGACAGCCACTCCGCGAGATCTGCATCACTATACAGCTCATTGTATACACTATGTTCCCACAATAGAACAGCATGCGACACGTGCATGTCAAACTTAGTTGCGTCCAGCCCAATGGCGACTGGATCACTGAACTCCGACCATTTGGCATGAATGATCAATGCTACCTCAACAACATTGAATCCTTTCATAACCACGGGTGTACGGCTCCCCGCTGCGCGTTGAATTGCTCGATACAATTTCTTCTCGATAGGTTTAATATACCGACCAATGGCCAGATTGTAAACCGGTTTCCTAGGTTGTATGCCTCGTGCGGCGCTACTGGGTTTGACTTTACCCAGCTTCACAAATGCTATGCTCTCTGAGTCCTCACGCTTCACTCCTCTGTCATAAAAAGTTTCCATAGCTTGCTCATAGCGAACTCGACGTCTTCCCTTATACATCTCAACAAATTGTTCAGGGGAAACAGGGGAAGGTCGAGTGCCATAAGCACGCAATATTTTTCTTCTAATAGACTTCAGTGTGGCGAAGACCGCTTCTGGTCGAGGTTGCGGTGGCTCAGCAAATGTGTCACCCACCTTGCAGTAGTACATGCGTTCAAGCAATGCACTAGCCACAGTGTGGATGGATGAATCATGTATTAGGAGGGTGCGGTTTGGGGGTGCGATTCCAGTAACTATGTACAACACCCTCTCCCTCTCACGGTCGCGTATGCCATACTTGATGGCCAGACCTTTGTGCTTCAACATCGAATATTGTCGCACTCCATCAAGTTTGCACACGCGCTCTCAGCACTCTTCAAGGTCACCCTTGAACCAGCCAGCCCAACGATACTCTAACGATCGTCTCCAAACTGTCCAGCTCTCGGTAAACCCACGTGCTTCAACCTCATATCTGTTAGGTACAAAGGCAGCTTCAACCACAAGTGGTATAATCTTACAAATCTGACCTTCCTGAACCCCCAATTTCATGAGGTAGTTGAATGCAAAACTATGGATAGCTTTAGCATTCGCCGCAGTACGATTCGGCAGCCCAAACCTTGCCTTAATTGCTTCCAACGCTGCACGCCTCGCATGACCGACTCGGCCTTTGCGAATGCGACGGTGTTGTGTATGCACAATCGGCTCCTTGGGTATAACGAACACAGTAGACTGACTAATCTCCTGCGCTGCCAGGGCTGCACTAGCCCTCTCGACGACCTCGATACCAGGCCGTTGGTAACCAACTAAATTCCTCTCCCCAGCTAGAGCATTCATCCCGTAGGTGCTCCACCCAGAGTCATAGGGCTTCGGTTGGATTTCAATGGCGCAGCTGACGACACCATCCACGAGCTCTTCAACAATCGAAGAGTCGCCTTCCAAGTCTATCAACGCCTTGGCACGTTTGCATCTTGTCTTGGGTACAAAGACAGTTTCGCAGAACGCCTCCATAATGAGGGCAGTTCCAACGCTAAAGACTAGTAAAGATGCCATTGGTGGGTAGCCAATGTGTCAGCTGATGGGCGATCAATTTCTATTGATTCTTATTATTC